TATGCTGGAACGCGCATCGGTAGGCAAGAACTATTTGGGGAATACCTAGACGAATCAGACTCAGCCCTATGGACTCGCGCTCTCATTGAAGAAGCCCGAATCAAACCTGAGGATGCACCTCCTTACTATCGTGTTGTTGTTGCTATTGACCCTGCCGTAACAAGTAGTGAGTCAAGCGATGAAACAGGCATAGTCGTTGCAGGTGCTACCCCTGATGGGCATTACTACATTCTTGAAGATGCCACTATGCGCGGAACTCCCGAAGCGTGGGCGCGTAAGGCCGTTGAGATGTATCGCAAGCACAAGTGCGACAGAGTGATCGGTGAAGCCAACAATGGCGGGGATATGATTGAAGCTCTATTACGCCAAGTAGATGCAACTATTCCTTATCGCAAGGTTCACGCATCACGCGGTAAAAAAGTCAGAGCCGAACCTGTATCAGCACTTAGCGAACAATTAAGACTTCACATGGTTGGCAGTAACTTTACTCAGCTTGAAGATCAGTTAGTTACTTGGGAACCGGATAGCGATTCATCTCCCGATCGTATGGATGCAATGGTGTGGGCTGTTACTGATTTAATGTCGAACTCAGGTGCGTTGCGCTCGCTTGCTGCTATGGCTGATTTTTGTCCATCTTGTAGATTGCCATTAGTTAAGGGAACAAAAGTCTGCCCTCGTTGCCAAACCGCTATAATTCCAAAAGATAATTAAGGGGTTTCAATGGCATCTGCTTACAATCCAGTCGTTAATCAAGGCATAGATTTAATTTTCACCGTCACTTGGACAGACTCAAGCGGTGCGCCTATTAACCTTACGGGGTACACAATTAAACTTGCCGTAAGTAATCAGGTAACCTTAAGTAACCTTTTGACTTTACAGATCGGCTCAGGCGTAACTGTTTCATCGCCATCATCAGGCGTAGCGCAATTTCAGATCACAGGCACACAAACAACTGCTCTTGGCGTGGGAACTTATTACTACGGCATCAAAGCTACTTCCGCAGGTGGCATTAACTACGACTGGCTAGACGGCAACCTCACTATCGCTCAGGCGCGTGTATGACCGACAACATAACCGTCACTAATACGATTCAGAATGTCACGGTTACTAATCAGCAACCCAACATCACCGTTGCTGCCGTTGGCCCACAAGGCCCACAAGGCCCATCAGGTTCATCTGCGGTTTTCTACACTTTCAACCAAGCAACACCTTCTGCAACTTGGACAATCACTCATAACCTAAGTGGATACCCAACAGCAGTAGTTCTCGACTCTGCCGGAACACAATGCGAAGGCACATTTTCATATCCCACCAATCAGCAAATGGTAATATCATTTACTGCAGCCTTTAGCGGTACTGCTTACATAATCTAGGAGAATAAATGTCGCGTAAATTTTTAGTCAATATCGACCTTAATCAAAACCAGCTTCTCAATGCGGCTATTCAAAACCTAGCGACTGCTCCATCATCGCCAGTATCAGGTCAGGTTTATTACAACACCTCTACTAAAGCTCTTTACATTTACGATGGCTCAAACTGGAATCAAGTTGGCGGTATCACCTACGGCACACTCTCAGCTCGCCCAACCGCTTCATCAGTTTCAGCAGGAACTTTTTACTACGCAACAGATAACTATTTGCTTTACTACAGCAATGCTTCAACTTGGCAACAAGTAGATAACTTTGGTACAGGTCAATCAACAACTACATCTGTTGCTGGTTCTTCTGCTGACGGAACATCTACAAACTTTGCTCGCGCCGACCACGCACACGCTGGCCCGGGCTTTGGAGCAGTAACATCACAGACAACATTTGGTGGTTCATCCGCTAACGGTTCAGCAACAACCGTTGCTCACTCAGATCACACACACGGTACGCCTTCACTTGGCTCATCTACACCCGGCGCAGTTGCTTCAACATCAGGTGCGGCTGGCTCTGCATCAACAGCGAGCGCAAGCGATCACACACACGGTCTAACACCTGCAAACTTTACCCTTGATACTTTTGGTGCTCCTGCTGCCAATGTGTCTTTCAATAGCAAGAAGATCACAAACCTTCTTGACCCAACAAGCGCACAAGACGGTGCTACTAAGAATTATGTAGATAGCGTTGCACAAGGATTGGATGTAAAGGGTTCTGTTCGCGCAGCAACAACAACCGCAGGAACACTTGCTACTTCTTTTGCTAACGGTCAGGTTATTGACGGAGTAACGCTTGTAACAGGCGATCGCATCCTGATTAAGAACCAAGCAACGCAATCAGAAAACGGCATCTACACAGTTAATGCAAGCGGCGCACCAACACGCTCTACCGACATGAATATAGGTACAGAAGTACCCGGAGCATTTACCTTTGTCGAAGAAGGAACAACCCTTGCCGATACAGGTTGGGTATGTACCACTAACGCACCTGTAACAATCGGTTCTACCAATATCGTCTTTGCTCAATTCTCAGGCGCAGGAACTTATGCTGCGGGTAATGGTCTTAGCCTTTCAGGTAACACTTTCAGCTTTAACCCAACCGCATCAGGTGGCTTACAGGCTGCATCAGGTGGCGCATCTATCCTGCTACAGACCAACTCAGGTTTAGCGACTACTTCAAGCGGACTAGCCGTAGGTGCTGGAACAGGTATCAGCGTTTCAACGGGTACAGTTTCTATTGACACCGCCGTTGTAGCTCGTAAGTTCTCACAGACTCTCTCAACATCATCTACCTCTTACACCATTACACACAACCTTGGAACACTAGATGTAATCGTTCAGGTTTATGCCGTATCCGATGGTTCAGAAGTTATTGTTGATAACCTAAGAGCCACAACAAATACAGTTACTTTGAACTTCTCAGTTGCTCCATCTGCTAACGCATATCGCGTAGTCATTCTCGGATAGTTTCTCAGCGTGTGGTGCGCTATCATTACGATAGCCTGAACCACAAGGGGCATTAACGAGGAGCAGACACATGGGTCTAATTGACCGTCTAGCAAAAGCAGTAGCACAGCAGATTGAAAAAGCACCAAATGTAAATTTGCCAGCAGGTGCAGTTGTGATGAGCGAACAAGATATGCGTAACGCTAATCAGTATCAAACTTATGGGCAACAAACACCGCTATTGCGTAATCCTCTTATGTCAGGAGTGCCATTTGGGCCGGGGCAACCTATTTTGCCGGGCGCGATCAACCCACTACGACCTGACGGCAGACCTGACCCACGCCGTTATGAATATCAAGTCGCGCAAAACCTTAACATTGGTAGCGAGCAGAAGCTCGTACAATTCAAAACTCTTAGAGGCGCAGCAGAGCAGATTGACATTGCTCGCCGTTGTATTGAAGTTCTTAAGGCAAAGATTTCAGGTATGGATTGGGATATTGTCATCTCAGAAAACGCCTCAGAGAAGATCATTGCTGAAATTGGTGGCGATCACACACGCGCTATGTCCACCGCGCGCGAAAAGTTTTCAGAGGAAATCTATCGCCTAAGAAGTTTTTGGGAGAACCCTGATCGTTCAAATGGATTGACCTTTATTGACTGGATGATGATGGCACTTGAGGAAATCCTTGTGCTTGATGCTTGGGCTATTTGGCCTCAAAAAACTGTAGGTGGAGATTTATACGGATTCCAAATCCTTGATGGCTCAACTATTAAGCCAATGCTTGACGATCGCGGTATGCGCCCAATGCCTCCACAAGCCGCTTACCAACAGATTCTTTACGGCTTCCCTCGCACAGAATTCCAAGCAAACAGCGATGACCCTGATGCAGATGGTGAGTTCACATCAGATGACTTGTCTTACTTTGTTCGCAACCGTAGAGCTAACTCTGTTTATGGTTCATCACCTGTAGAACGCGCTCTACCTTTGCTCGACCTTTACTTGCGCCGTCAGCAATGGCTACGCGCTGAATATACCGATGGCGTAACACCTGAAATGATGCTGACTTCTGATGCTGACTTTGGTAACGACCCATTGGTAATGAAGCAGTATGAAAACATCATTAACGATAACCTTGCAGGACAAACAGAACAGCGTAAGCGCGCTCTTATCTTGCCAGCAGGTCTAACACCTCAATTCTACGAAGGCTATGGCGAAAAGTTTAAGTCTGCTCTTGACGAATACCTCATCACCTCAATCACAGGTCACTTTGGCGTTCTTCCAACTGAAATCGGATTCTCTCAACGCGGTGGCTTAGGTTCATCAGGTCATCAAGCAGGAGAAGCAATGGCAGCGCAATCTATTGGTGTTGCTCCACTTGCTCAATGGATTGGCAGGATGCTGACAAACATCTCCTATACCTATCTTGGTATGCCACGCGAACTTGAGTTTAAGTTTATGGTTGAAGATGCCCACGACACAGAAGTTGAGGCAAAGAAGTCTGACCTTGAAGTACGCGGTGGAGCTAAGACTCTGAATGAACGCCGTACAGAATTAGGTTTGCCACTTCTTGATACCCCTGCTGCCGATCAGCCAATCCTTGTTGCTGGCAATGGCGTGTATCTATTCTCACCTGACGGAATTGTTAATGCTGCTAATCCAGCAGGGGCATCAGAAGAAGAAATTGACCCTGACACAAATCCACTTCCTGAGGCTATTTCAGCACCTTCTGTTTCTGATTCACAGACAAGCGTTAAGCCTTTACCTAACAAGAATAAGCCTTTACCTGACACACCAAAGCCAACAGATGACATTGTCAATACAGCAGACTTTGAAAAGGCTGGCGTTCCATCAAAAGCAGAAGTTAAGCAAGGACTATCTCGTTTGAAGATTTTGCCTAACGCTGCAGGAGATCATCCTGCTTCTGATAACCCTGAGCAAGTTGCCGATAGCGTTTCTAGCCCTTGGCCGATCGTTGAAACAGAGAACGGTAATTACCCAGTCAATCCTGATGTATGGGAAAAGGCTCAACTTACCCTTGTTAATATCAAAGAACTTTATGGCACAAACACGGCTTTAGATCGTTCTAATGTTGCTAATCACATTGAGGCTATGGGTCAAGCTCTAACTGCTTATCGTAGTTATCCGCTTGTTTATAACGATGGCGATAAGAACATCATCATTGACGGACATCATCGCCTATTTGCTATGTGGCTACTTGGTTTAGATCAAGCCCCTGTATGGCTAGGCACACCTGATATGGCTAAAGAAGCGAGCGCAGAAGTTAAAGCGTTCCTCAAGTGGGCTAAGAAGGGTGGAGCAAACCGCCGCGACTTTACATTCAAAGCACTAGACCCAATCGTTGCTGATGCTCTTAACCGTTGCGCCTTTGATGGCGATATGGATACTGCGTACTCCTTGGCTAAGGCTTATCTGCAATGACCCTCGGTGTCCATCAAGTCGATGGGCGCATAGCGGCTAACGCAGCAATCAAAATCCGCGCCGCGCTTCGAAAGAGCGTTGATGCGAGAAAAGTCATTACCGACTACGCACTTACTCATCCGGTAAAGTCAGATAACCCTGCTCAAGATCGCGCTCGCGCTCGCGCGTGGGCTATGCACAATGTCAATCTAGATCAAACCGCTTTAGAGCTAGTGCTGAGAAAACATTACGCAGATATGTATGTGACTGGCGTTGTTTCTACCTACGAGGCATTTGGCAAGGTTCAGCGCAACAAGAAGGCTCAAAAGAATCCACCGCATAATTGGAATCCTGACAAACTAGCCCTTAACGCGCTTAAGAATGTTGTGAATTGGGATACTTGGAAGCCGGGTAACGCTGCCGCTTCTGCTTTATTGAAGCCACCCGGCGGGTTAGAGAAACTACTCAACGGCATCAAGATCGTGTCACTAGATATGAAGAACACTAGTTATGACCGACTCGGCACTCAACTAGCAGATGGAATTGCAGTTGGATTAAGCCCTACAAAGCTCGCATCATCTATTCAAGACTCATTATCAACCCCTGAACGCTCTTTGACTATTGCTTTGACAGAAGGCTCACGCGCTGCCAATGCTGCAACTATGGATTCTTATGCCGCACTTGGAGTAGCACAGATTCAATGGGTTGCTGCTGACCCTCAAGATGAGGAGTGCGATATTGACGGTGAGATAGTTGATGTTAATGGTGAGTTCTCTAATGGTTTGACAGGTGATGATTTACCAGTTCATCCAAACTGCCGTTGTTCTACAATGCCTGTTGAAACAGATTATGCAACATTTGATTACGGTGCTGCTTTGGATGAAGCTCTCAACGCAGACGAATGAAATAAGCATTACAATTTAACATAATCCGAGATAAGGAAACTCAATGGCTCTTAATCACTCAAATATCACCGTCGGTACAACTCCAACTTTGCTAGTCACAATTCCAAATGGTGTTGGTTATGTAGCCGTTCAAGTTAATAACCGAGATTCAGCCGCAATTTTTCTTGGCGACAATGCGGTAACAAATACAGTTGGTGTAAATGGTGGCCAAAATCTTGCCGCAGCAGGTAGTGTCCAAATATGGATGCACGGTAATGATTCTCTCTATGCAGTTTCAGCAGCAGGTACATCAACAGGCGCAGTTTCAGTTATCTACTCAGCCTAAAACTTATGTCAGAAACTTTTGTTCCACCTGCGGGTGCAGCGAGCGCAGCAAAACGCGCACTTGGCTGGATTGCAGATGGTAAGGCTGGAGATGGTTTTACTAGCACAGGTAGAACAAGAGCAGGACAACTTTCAAGACGAGAAGGATTATCAACCGATACCATTATGCGTATGGTGAGTTTTTTTGCTCGCCACGAAGTTGATAAAAAAGCCGAGGGGTTTAACCAAGGCGAAAAGGGTTTCCCATCAGCAGGTCGTGTTGCTTGGGATGCTTGGGGTGGGGATGCTGGAAAGTCTTGGGCTGAAAGTATCGCTTCAAAATTAAACAAGGAGAAAGCAAATATGGCTACAGATTTTACTAATTCGTACGCAGCGATTATTAAGCAAGAGAAGCAAGAGGATGGTTCACTTTTAGTTTATGGAAAAGCAACTGATGACTCTTTGGACATTGACCAACAAATCTGTGACGATGCTTGGCTTTCTTCGGCTATGCCTGAATGGTTTAAGTCAGGTGGAAATATCAGAGAACAACATTCATCTATCGCAGCAGGAGTAGCAAAAGAATATGAAGCTAAAAAAGATGGTCATTACATTAGCGTTCTTGTTGTTGATCCTGTTAGCGTTAAAAAAGTGGAGTCAGGCGTACTTAAGGGATTCTCAATAGGTATCAAGTCACCTCGTGTTGTACGCGATCAAAAGGCGGCTAACGGTCGTATTATTGACGGACAGATCGTTGAAGTATCACTTGTTGATAGACCTGCTAACCCAAATGCCAAGTTAATGCTTGCTAAGAGCGTTGAAGGCGAAACATCACTTGTCAAGGTTGAGGAATACTCAGAGATCGAAAAGAAAACAGATTATGAGGCAATTATTCCTGAGCGCAAAGGCTCACCTGCTGATAAAGACCTGTATGCAGAAGTAATTGCTGCTGCTAAAAAGAAGTTTGAAGTGTACCCATCTGCCGTTGCGAATGCGTGGGTATCAGGTGAATACAAACGGCGCGGTGGTACATACTCTAAAAAAGAAAAGGGAAAATCTATGTTGGCAGAAGTCATCAAAGAATTACACGCTGATTCGGCTAAGTTCGATCAGGCATCTTACGATGCAGCGCGTAAAGCAATAGCACAACTCATAATCGCAGAAGCAAGCGAAATGGCAGATACCGACTCTGATGAGCGCGACAGTATTGACATTTTACTTTCTGCCCTCAAGCACCTATTCAATTTTAAGGATGGGGAAGTAGAAGAAGGAGAAGCAATGGCTACAGATGCCTCAATGCTAGAACTAGCCGCTATGTCAGATGAAATAAAATCTATGCATAAAGAAGCTGGATGCGCTGACTGCGAATGCGATGGTTGCCAATCATGCGATGGTTGCGATGGCGATAACTGCAAGATGTGTAAGTGTGGATATGGAATGGCTAAGTCTGCAACTATTGACAAATGCCTCCAATGTGGTTGCCACCAACCTGCAAACGATCACGGTCTATCACAGGTCGTTGTCACAGGCGCAGCCCCAACACACGAAGTAGCAAATGTTTCTACTGCAACAATCATGACACCTGAACAAAACGCTGGTTCAATCAAGTCAGCCGAAGGTGAAGAAGTTGTTGCCGAAGATAAGCCAGCAGAAGAAGTTTCTGAGGAAACTCCTGCTGAGGTTAAAGAAGATGAAATTCTTGATGAGAAGTCAGTAACGGCTATCATCGAGAAAGCTGTAAAGAGTGCGACTGAAACAGTCAAGGCTGAGATCGCTGAACTTCAAGCTGCAACTAAGGCAGCGGAAGAAAAAGCGGTAGCACTTGAATCAGAACTCGTAACGGCAAAATCAGCGGCGTTATCCGGTGGCCCAAAGCGCACAGGTCGCGTTGCTGTAACTGATACAAACGAGCTACTGCTCAAGGCTGCTGAATACCGTCAAAAGGCATTAGCAACCTCAGACCAAATTCTCGCCAAGGGTTACAAAGCACTTGAAAAGGAATACATGGCGAAAGCCGTGCCTACCAAGTCTGTAACTTCTGACGAGGAATAACCCACACTCGAAAGGAACTACATTGGCTCTTACTGCCCCTAAAGCAGCAGACCTCTTTGGTGATGAAGTATCACCTAAGAAAGCGGCTAAGCGTATGGATGAGTTTCAGGATTCCCTGAACAAGTCTTTCTCGCTTCCAAACACAAATGGACTAACACCTGAGCAAGACCCAACAGCAGCACTAGAAGCACTTGCTGCAACTAAGTCACTTGCTCCTGATGCACTAGCAGGTCTTAACAATGCAATCGCTTCACAGCGTTTGGCTTTGCAAGATATGCAAAAGGACATCACACTTACAAGCCCACTATCAACATCTTTCGCAGCCTTCGACCTAGAAGCACCTGCAAAGCTATTGACACCTCGCCCAACACCACTTCGTAACCGTATCCCTCGCAAGAAGGGCGTAGGCACATCACACCGTGTCAAGCGCATCACCGGTTACACAGGTACAGGTACAGGTGGACAAGGTCAGATTTGGCCCGGAGTTACAGAATCTACAACCACCGCTTTTGGTTCAATTAACTTTGAGCGCGGTTCAAAGATTTCATACAGCTCAGATGATCTGATCTTGCCTTACAACTCTTACTCACTATCAGATAGCGTTTCATTCGATGCTAACTTCTCAGGTCTTGGTTACCAAGATCTCCGTCAGTTGTCATCAACTTCTACCCTCTATGCAACAATGCTTATGGAAGAAAGAATGATGCTTATGGCGCGCGGAACTGCATCAGGTTATGCTGGCGCACTTGCTGCACCTGCAACAGTCACACTAGCCGCAGTTTCACCTGCTGGTTCTGTTACTGCTCTCGCTAACAACACCTACTACATCTATGTAACAGCAGATGCTGGTATTTCATCAACTGGTTTTGGTGAGTCAGTACTTTCAACTGTTCAATCACAAGCAACAACAGCACAAGCAATTACAGTAACGATTTCACCTGTTGCTGGAGCTATTGCTTACAATGTTTATGCTGGAACAACAACTGGTGCTGCAAACGCTAAGTTCCAAGGCCGTACAACAGGTACAGTCTTTACTCTTGGCGGTTCAGGAACAGGTACAGTCGGAAACCAAGCACCATTTAACACAACAGGTGCAGTAGCAACTCGCGCTTCATCAGATACCTCTGCTTATGCAACAGGTTACGATGGAATCTTGCCTACAGTTCTTGGTTCTAACTCAGGTTACAACTACAACATTAACTCAACCTTCTCAAATACAAATCCGGGCACAGAGTTCCAGACTGTATTTGCTAACCTTTACAACTCAGTAAAGGCTGACCCTGATGAGGTATTGCTTAACGGTGCAGATCGCAAGCAACTCTCAGATGCAATCAAGGGTTCAGCAAACGCTAACTACCGCCTACAGATTTCACAAGATGAAACCTCAGGCGTTACTTACGGTTCTGTTGTAAATGGAATTGTGAACGAAACCACAGGAAAGTCAGTACCACTTACTGTTCATCCTTGGCTTCCACAAGGTGTTGCTCCAGTACTCAGCTACACATTGCCTATCCCTGACACAGAGGTAAGCGATGTATGGTCTAACTACATGGTGCAGGACTACATGGGAATCCAATGGCCTGTAACTCAGTTCGCGTATGAATTCTCAACTTACTTTCGTGGAACATTCTTCTGCGTTGCTCCTGCTTGGAATGGCGTAGTATCAGGAATCACAGCTGCTTAGTAAATAGAAATCTAAATGGGGGGAGAGTCGTAATTGGCTCTCTCCCTGTTTCTTAGGAAAGGCAAAATAAATGGGCAGATTAGTACCGCGAGATGGTTTCGCAAAAGAAGTA